ATGCGATAACTCTACACGCACCAACCGCAAGCGGGCAACCGTTACTGATAGACGATGACACGGAAGTCCACCATCAGATAGGTGGTGTCATTGCCTTCCATTGTCGAGATATTTGAAGCCGACTCGACCAGTAGGTTCGCGACCGCACCACCCAAGGTGCGATCCCCTTCCAAAGCGGCACGAATAGAAGTCGCACCCTCATAGGACAAGAACCCATCCAACGCAGCCTGAGCAGACCTCTCAGCTGACCGACCCACCACTACAGAGATTGTGAAGGTGGAAGTGATCAGACCGCCACGCATCGCACCGTTGTAGGTGATGGTGTCCAACATCGGCCAAGCAAACGGGGCGTTCAGATTGTCTGGCTGATAGGCATACGACCTGAGACCAGGAATCGTTGCCAAGCGAACCTGCAACCCTTGCTTGATCTGGGTGACGGTTGTTGCTTCGTTCATGCGAACAGTCGCATCCGTCGATACGGTTCGACAAGTTGTGCCATGTCCGGATCAAGGAAACGAGAAACACGAATGGCACCCAAGTCACCGAAACCTGCAACACCAAGCGGTGAGTCATACCGTTTGAAGATTCGTGAAGCCTGAATGATGGTCGCCTGTGTGACAGGTTCAGGCACAGACGGCCAACCGAACACAGCCGTCAACTGAACCAAAGCCTGCTCGCCATAGTTGCCGTTGACCGTTGGGAACAGATAGTCACCAACTGCACGAATCTTGTCGTATGACCATTGCAAGCCATCCAAGCGACCATTCAATGGTTCCAACTGATAATCGGTTGTAGACCAAGTCACATCAAAGGTTCCATCGGTAGCACCTGAAGTCTTCAAGATGATTGCAGTTCCAGCGATGTCATCAATGTGGCAATAGAAATCATTCTCTGCCATATAGACACGAGTGGTTGCAGAACCAACAGACCAGAACTGGCGGTTGCAGTAACCGTCAATCAGACGTGAAGCAGCCCCAGCACAGTTGTCAATCAGATCGTCATCAATAGTGTCAGCCGTCCCAATGCGGAGAGCTGCTTTGATCTGGTTGCGTGTGGCATAGCCGTTGGTGATCGCCATAGTTCCTCTATGTTACTTCACAAACCCGACAAAGTAGAGGTCACAGGAATCCTCATTCACCTCAAACGACCACTCACCAAACATCTCATCCAAATCAAACTCAGCCACAAAATCAGCCTCAGTCAAGTTCCGATAGTAATCCCACAACTCCACAGACAAAGGCGACGAACCAGGATGACATCGAGAAGTCCCATGCTCCTCACGACCAGAAGTCGCACAAGACATCAACACCAAACCCCTACACATCCGAACCATATTCGCAAACGTCGCCACCCACTCAGGATTATGTTCAAAACATTCAGCCGACAAACACACATCAAAACTGCCATCCTCAAACTCAAGACTCTGCCCAAAGCCAACAACATCAACCCCAACCCCATCAGCCACATCCACCCCAAGATATGAGCCGCCGGTGAAGAAGTCCCGAACCGTCCCATTGATGTCAAGCGAACCGACATCAAGAACAGACGCATCCACAAAGAACTCAGGATGCTTATCTTTGACTCGTTGGAAGAAATCCCTTTGTTGACTATGAGCCATAACGCTTCTTTGAACGCCATGACTCAGGATGCAAACCAGCCTGAACCCACCAAGGCCAATCAGAATCAATCTCCACTTCGTTCATGATTTCCCCATTCACAAACTTTCCGTAGGTGAAACAATCCTCAATCATTGTGCGAGTGTCACCCACGTTGTATTCCTGATGAGAGAACTCAGTCAATTTGTTTACACACCAATCCACCCCACCCATCCAACCAAGATGAAAACCACCAAACACAACAGGCATCTTGGTGCGATTGAACCTGCGCATATCATCCAAAGAATCGCCAGCACTGCCACGAGTACCAGCAACCATCGTGATATGCAAAGGCCGTTCCCAATGCACACTGAACGCAAAGTTCCGCATCAAAGCATGATGCCAACCACTTGCAAACTGGTCAACCGAACTCGGCTTCCAAATCTCATCAGCGTCAGACACAGTGATCACATCATCAGACTTGCAGCCAAGGCGATCAAACTCGATGAGCAACTGATCACGGGTCGCCTTCTCAACCATCCAAGGATTCGGATCGGTAGGGGTGTCAAAGTCCACCCAATGAATTAGATCAGCCCACTTGGCAAACCGATCCCGTGACTCCCTGACCCGAGGCTTGCCGGTGAAAGTCTTGTCACCCTCAATGATCACCATCACATCAACGGTGTCAGCCAACTCCCACAAACGACACTCAAGAACATCAGCCTCACCGTTATACAGAACACCATCAAAGACGCGCATCAATCCCACCCGAGTGTTCTTCGTCTGCCCAAGTCCCAAGCCCCCGCATCTGGTATTCCTGACCGCCAACGCATGTCGTGGAGATTGCTGTTGTCTGCGAAGCTGCGGTTGTTCTTCTCGCCAAACGCAGGGTTCGCCTTGAGCGTTGACGAATTATCATGCTCAACTTCAACATCCGAAACCACGACAGAGATGTTGAACGCCTTCGCACGTTGCTCATAGTCATTGTCCTCAAAGTAGGCGGGAACGTAACACTCCGAGAATAGACCGATCTTGCTCACCACATCCTGCCCAACCCACACACACGACCAGTTCCGCTTCGTGCGAACCACCATCCCATCGTCGCAGCCATCGTAGAAATGTTCTAGTTGTCCAGGCTTGAACCATGCGTCAGAGTTCAACAGAATCCAGCCTCGTGCGTGAGGTGTTGCTTTGATACCAAGATTCCAAGACGGTGCGACACCGAGGTTGGTTGGCATCGACCAGACGTGATAGTTGCTGACCAGCCGACGATCAATCACCCAAGGATAAAATTGCAGGCTGGACTCGCCGCCGTTATCAATGATGATCAAATGTTCAACGGGATAGTCAATGGATTGCAGGCACCGTTCCAGTAGGTCATACCGGTTCAGGACGGGGATGATGATGACAGGCACCATTCATGCAGCTCCTTCATGATTGGCTTCCAGTGAGCCTCGTAGACGGTGTCTGCGTTGTACCCTTGGGCAAAGTCCACAGCGGTCTTGTCCACGCCTCTCGGAGCGTTGTAGGCCTGTCTCAGGGCATCCACGATGGAAGGAACCTGCGGGGTGCAGAACCATGCCTTTTGATGGGCATCCCAGAACGGCTGCACATCAACCTTCCAACCCGACCCAACCAACTCAGGCTGAGCAGTGAAGTCCGAAACGATCACAGGAACACCACAAGCCTGAGCCTCAATCACCGCCAACCCAAACCCTTCACCCATCGAGCAAGACAACAACACGTCAGCTGCCGAATACATCGCAGCCAAAGCCTCTTGCGGGAACCCAATCCGATAGGCGTACTGGTCAACAATCTTGTACTGATGTTCCTCAAGCCCAACAGCCTTGATCAAATCAAGCACACTGATCCCACCAGATGAACCATCACGCTCGACATGCAGATAGATGACTGCGTCAGGATGAGTCTTGGCGAAGATGCCGAACGCCAACAGGTTCTCGCCAAACGATTTGCGTGAAGGGTTAGCACCCTTGTTCGCTGCATTCATCATGACCACAAACTTGTCTTCAGGTATGCCCATCAGTTCACGGCCAGTTGCCTCACCGCTCGAACTCTTGTATTTCTTTGTTGGCTTGAACACAGGTTCAATACCGTGAGGAGCGTAGAAGTGTTCGATGCCTGCCTGATCTAACATTTGCCCACCGAACTTAGACATCGCAATCGGCTTCACGTTCGGACGCGCACACCAACGCAACACATCCTCTGGACAAGGTGAGTGATCTATTGGAACCCATGAAGCGATGTTCGGACACAGATCAAACGATGGAGATTTGAACACCCACACATCAAACAAAGTCATCAAGATTGGTGGGATGTCTTTGTTGCCATTAGCCCAATCCATCCAATGCGCAACCATGATGTCATCGGAATATGGTGCGTTCCCTCGCGGATAAATCTTGACACCGTTCCACATTGATGTTGAACCTTCCAGTCCATACATTGCGTGGATCGCTACTTCGTGTCCTTCTTGCGTGAGCCTTGGGACGATTTGCGCTGTTTGTTGGCCGTAGCCGGAGTGCGTGAAGGGCGCGTTGGAATACCAGAGCGTCCTGAGTCGGTTGGTGTTGGCAAGTCTGCCACTTCGGGCAAGTGTGCCACGCCCCGCTGCAAGAGCAGGGTCGCCTCCAGGTCGGGTAGGTCGATTGGTGTTCCCTTGATGATGACGAGCATCTTTCACTTCCTTCTCCTTCGCAGTAGCAGGGTAAATAGAAATAGGGTCGCAACGCCCTGCGTGTTCGTTGCGACCCTAAGCCTAGGGGATTTATGGGGATCAAGTCCCCTTCAGCCTTATGGCTGGAGGAGGTGCTTGATGTGTGATGTTTGTGGCAAGTTGCCGTCAACACGGAATGTGCAACGGAACGTGCGGAGGTCTGCGCTGAATGCGAAGTCATCCGAAACATCAATCTTGATTCCACCAACTTGTCGCACATAGTACGAAGGTAGGTGACCAACGATGACGCTCTTGCTTGTTGTGGCAAGGTCGGCCATTGCTGGGTTCTCAAAGATTTGCTTGCCGAGCAAGGTGTCTGGGACATCAACTGCCAGCGATGGGCTGAACAAGTAGATGCCGTCAGTTGACTTGATCTTGCGAACCGAAGCGATGGTCTTACCGTTCATCATCCAGCCAACACCTGGAAGGTTGCGAGCTGCACCATCAAGGCTGTAGTAGAGGTCGATGAGGTCGTTGCCTGCGAGGACTGCCGTGCCTGCTGCGGTACCGCCAACAGCGGATGCTGTGACGATGCCCTTTGGCTGGTTGGTTCCGGAACCTGTGGTCAAAGCTGCACCAACACGGAAGCCGAGTTCGGCTCCAGCCTGGCTTGCGATGAAGGACAGAATGTCCACGCCTGCGTCTTCGATCATTTCACGGGAGACCTGTACAAGGAACGAGTACTTGTAGGCCGACAATGTGATGAACGAGTTGAACACTGGATCGGATTCTGCGATTGCAGTTGCTTCGCCAACGATTGCTGCCGTCGAGTACTGCGCCTGCGATGGAATCTGCAAGTTCTCTCCACCATTGGTGTTCAACACCGTTGATGTTTGGAGTACTGGTGCAGCCAAACGGGCGAGGCCGATGACTTGGTCGTAGAACGATGTAGGAACTGGCGAACCAGTTTGGGTCTTGATGACATCGCGCTTCTCGAAGTGTGCGCTGCGTACTTCGCCCTTGGCCAATGAACGCATGATTGCTGCGTCATCAACTACTGGTGCGGAGGACACTGGGCGAACCTGGTCTGAGATTTCGCGGGTTGCTGCATCGAAACGCAGTTCACGAGCTTCATCTTCACGGATTTTGGCGATGGTCGCTGCGCGGTCATCGAGTTCCTTGTTGATGCGGTCGTAGGTCTGTGATTCTTCTGCTGTGAGGTCACGCTTCTCGGCAGTGGCTTTGTCCAAGATTGACTTGGCTTCGTCCCATGCGCGTTGACGGATTTCAACTTGACGGTCTAGATATTCTTTCATGATATTTCTCTTTTCGGTTTGATTACGGATATGGATA